ATGTTCTCCTCAATAGCTCCCTGAGTATCTAAGTTTCTAAGAATATCATCAAAGTCACTAATACCAGTTCCAGTAGAGAATCCGACTTGTACGTTACCTCTATCTTCGATAGCAGCAAACAAACCTTCAGTACCAGTTACGGCACCAGTAGCAAGAGCTCCTATCCCAGAACCAGCAGCAACCTGCTCACCTTCTACAACAGACATTTCTAGGTAATCCTCAAAACGTAGTCTTGTTTCAGACTCTGCTTTTAAGTACCACAAGTATCCTGATGTTCCATCTTCAGTAGCAACTTCTACCCAACCGATCTGAGCAGTGTCAGAACCATTGATAGTATAAGTACTTCTAATGATAATAGGAGAATTGTTAAACTGTGTAAAAGCAGGATTAACAGTAACCATAGGGTTGTTTGCAGCAGCATAAGTATTTAAACCAGCTCCAGCATTACCTGTTGAAGTTCCTTTTTGGAAATCTGAACCATATACAAATATTTTGATGCTAGCAGCATCTGCTACACCAGCAGCAGCTAAAGTAGCAAAACCATAAGGTTCTACAATTAACTGTCCTGGATTACCACCACCACCAGCTACTCTAGTGTCAGAAGATCTTACAAAACATTTAGCTTCTCCACCAAACTGATCCATAACAACTATTGTTGCTCCTGGAGATATTACGTTTAGTATTGGATTTGCTACAGCAGCAGTAGTTACTGGAATTGTAATAGTTCCAGCACCAGAAGCTGATGTACAGTTATTGTATGCAATGTGTAATCTATTTTGTTCAGACCAAATTACTTGATCAGAAGTCATTGGCATTTCAGCGCCAACCATTCTTAAGAAACCAGATAGCGTTCTGTTTCCATAACGTTCTACTTCTTGTTCATAAAGCTCAGGTAAGTATTGTTGTGAAAAGTTCACACCATTCGCACCTGCGAAATTTAAATAGTTGTTTGGCAACGTTTGTTGTTGTTGACTGGGTACTATCGACCCAAATTGTGGAGCTAATGCCATAATTTTTAATTTTTAATTAGTTAAACTTTCTAGTTTTAATTTTTAGTTTTGTTGAATCTAATCCACTAATAGATTTTACTTTTAATCCGTTTACAAAAACATTTCCTTCGGCAACTTGCCTTGGTCCTTCTTGTGATGGATTTTTTGATCCATTGATAATGTTTTTAACACCATCAGCTTTTCCTTGTTCGTAAAAATGATTAGCAATTTTATCAGCATTCATAGCAGCATACATTGCTTTGTGATATCCAGCAGGGTCTGTTAAACTTCCGTTTTTGTCGGTATACTTACCTACGAAATTTTGAACATCCGATTGTGTTTCACCTACTTTTACAGGGTCTTTAACACCGTATCTAAATCTTTTTTCTCCAACCTCAAAATCAAAACCTTTGAATTCTTGATCAAATAATTTTTTAGTACGATCTCTAAAATCACCATGTAATTGTGTAGCAGTTTCTTGCTGCTGTTTATATTGGTCGTAAAAGCTTATAGCTTCTTGCTGCTCTTGAGTTACACCCGGTCTCAACTTGATCTCGTCGTAATATTTACTCTTTGAACTTTCTAAGTAGTTTTTAGCATTTGCAACCTCTTCTTTAAACGCAAGTTTTTTCTTACGTATCTCTCTAGCTTCATCTACATCTTCGTCAAACTCAAAATTATCTTCCATTAAAAAAGAAATTTCTTCTTGATCTAAATGAGGTTTAGCTTTTGTATAATATTCTCTAAGCACGTCTTTTGATTCGTACTTTGTGTAATCTTTATTTAACGATACATAATCTTGCACGCTACCACCAGTTTCTTCCATGAAAGTAACTAGCTTTTCTATATTTTCAGGTAATTTTTTACCTAGTACTTTTTCATCTCTAACAGCTTCTCTAACTTCTTGAGCTACTTGTTTTACTTCTTCTTTTGTTATTTCTTGGATGGGCGAAACCTCTTCAACAACCTTGCTGGGCTGCTGTACTTGTTTGTCCACTCCTGTGCTAACTCCGGTTTGTTCTTCCACATCCAGCGTCTTTGTTTCTCCGATTTGAATGGCATTGTCTTCAGTTTTTAGAGATTCACTAGGTATATCAACCTTTATGACATCTGGAATTATCTCACCCGTTGCTTCTGGCTTTGATAGATCGACTTTAGTTACCTCGTTAATACTTTGTTTACCTAAGTTTTTAGGTTTTTTCTTAGACTTCATTTTAAAGTCTCCTTCCTGCTTAACAGGTTCGTTTGTTGTTTTTTCTGACATGATAAAATATTATATAATTATTAAATAGTTTTAACTAGGCGGCATCATATTCTGTAAACCAAACGTGCCTAGTTGTGATGATCCTTCTCCTGATTCAAAATCTACAGGAGCGGAATCATTTTGTCGTTGATTTATTAATTGACTTTGTTGAGTTCCTTGTAATTTAACTCTTTTATCTTTTCGATCTTCTATCTCTTTTTCTTTACCACCTTCTTGACCTATCTTCATCTGAGCTAGTTGTTTTTGGTATTCGAACTCTTGAGCCATTAACTGTTGTTTGACAGTTAGCTCTGTCTGCATTCGTTGTATTTCAAACTGAGATTTAGCTTGCTCTACTTGAACCTTGCTTTCTGTTAGTGCTTGATTCTTTTGAACTTCAGCCATAGCAGCCGCTTCAGATGCTTGAGCGTTTGCTTGCGCTTGCGCTTGTATCATTTTCTGTTGTTGAGCTTGATCTCTTTGTATTTTTTTAGTTCTTTTTTGCTTTAATAGCTGATTAGCTAGTTTAAGGTTTTTTATTTGTCTTAGATCTATAGCGTCTTCTAAATCAATACCTCCACCTTGTAGAGCTATTTGTATATTCTGCTCTAATTGAGCTTTTTCTTCTTCGTCTGGTTCAAGTTCTAAAAATATACCAAAGTCATGTAAATTTAAATTTGAAACTTCTTGTAAAGTATTAGCATTAAATAACGATATGCTTTCTATTAAAGCGTTTCTAGTTAAAGGAAAACTTAAAACATCTACTAATTTTAATGAAACATTTTCACATATTCTAAGAGCTAAATAAAGACTAGCTTGATTGATATGTTTAGTTGCTATATTAGATTGATTAGCGGCCATCTTAGCTATGCCTACTAAAGCATCCTTATCTGGTAAACTACCGTCACGAGCTTCATTAAGTCCCGTTACATCTCTTATCATTTGAAGATAATAATTGTAGGTCATTATTAAACTTTGTAATTTAGCACCACCTGATCCTGAAGATAATTCTTGAATAGGTATTTTACCTCTATTCATTTCACCGTCTTGAGTAAGTGATCTACCAACTACAGAACCTGTTTGGAAATACATATTTAAAGCTTCTGCAGGATTATAGTTTGTACCATTACCTAAATCAACTTCTGCTAAACCATCCATGTCTAAGAACACACCGTCTGGTACCATTCTAGACAACACTTGTTGCATTTTTAAATGAGTTAACTGAATCATGTCGGCAAAACCTGTTATCTTACTTACTAAAGATTCAATTCTTCCTTTGTACATTCTAGGTGCACATATAGCATAATTCATTTCTACTTTTGTAGAATCAGACATTGGCCTTGTCATATTCTCAGCCATTTCCCATTTTAACATGGTATCAGTACCTAAAACTTTTACACCAGAATATAAAACCTCTATAGTTCTAGATACTTTATCGTAAGTATCAGCTTCTGGAGGATTAAATTCATCTGTTTTTTGTATTATTTTTTCTAAACCATTGTCAGTGTACTTTAATTTAAACACTTGGTTCATGTAAGTTTTATATTCAAAATACAATAATTGAACTGTGTTATTATCATAGTTTTGATAACCAGTAACATACTGCCTATTTCCAGGCATTTTTTGTATTCTTTCTAATTCTTCTTCAGGTATATTTGGAAATTGTTTTTTTAATTCTGGTATTGTAATAGACTTTACTTCACCAACATAGTATATATCTTCAAAGTTTGGATCCTCTGTATATGAGTATACTAAATAAGCTGGATCTACATAGTCAATTGTTATTCCGTTAGATTTATTAAAATTAGTTTTAGAACATGCTATACCGCATACTACTAAATCTTCATTTAATCTTCTTTTTGTTAATTCCCATTTATTTCTAGCTAAAGTAGTTGTTATAGCCTCTTCCTCAGCTATTTCTATGGACTGCTTATAAGACAACTGCATGTGTAATTCTAATTCTTCTTTAGTGGCAGGAAGTTGTTCTGCTGCTATATTAGAACTTGAAGCGTCTATACCTAATTGCTCTTTAGCTAAAGCTATTTGCTCTTTAGCAAACATATCTTCTGCTATAGCCGAAGCGTAATCTGTTCTTTTTTTAACAGATTCAGGATCTTGTGAAAAAGCTTTTATATCAAATTCTTTTTGTGATATACCATTAACAACTATATTAACAAATTTTGATATAACAGGAACTGGTTTCCAGTCTAAATTAAGATAAGACAAATCACCATTTATAGATAACTCATCTTTATATTTTTGTGTTGATTGTTCACCTCTAGCGTATAGTCTTAGATTGTGAAAATTACTCCAACTAGTAAGATATCTATTACCGTTTGTTCTTCCTTGATTAAACCATTCAGTTTCAATAGCTGAAGCTACTTGAGATCCGTACTCTCTCGTTGCTTTTTCCGCGTCTGGTACTACCTGACTAGGAAAAGAGCTATTTGAATTAGTGTATATTTTCATTTATTCAATTATTTTTGATAATGTACCTTTGTTATTGTATCTCTTAAACCCTAAATTGTATACTGGTTTTTGTATTATAGGATTTGGTCTGTATTTGTTTTTATTACAAGCCATTATAGCTAAGCCAGAACTAATCGAAGCATCATGAGAAGTTCTATTATTTATATTAAACTTCGCCCAGTCTTCTAATGTTCTTTGAAAATACACGTCACCATAATTACCATCGTCTTTTAAACCTACGTGTTCTTCTATATAAGATTCTATTGCTGCAGCGTGAGCTTGTTTTATATCTTCACTAGAGTTAGGTATTCCACCTATCTCTCTTTCTGTTGTTGATAATTTATTATATTTTTTATCAGGTCTATTTATTGAGTAACCTCTGTAACCTCTACGTTTAAAATAATAAAGTAGTCTAGGCTTATTGTTTTCTGCTAATATTGGCATGCCATAAAATACACAAGCCATTAATACATCTTCAAAAAATATCTCAGCAGTTTGTGGACGAGCAATATATTCTAAAAAGAAATGATTAGGTGGTACGTTTTCCATAGAAAACTTAGTAAGACCTGTTAAAGAACCGTTAGATCCTCTATTATCTACTGTACCTGATATATCATAACTGTCACAACCAAAAGCTCCAGTGTGTTCGTTACCTGGCCATTTTAAACCATTTTTAGATATAACACTGTTTTGCATTTGTTCTGGAGGTATCCATGATACAAAAAACCTACCTTGCTTGCTAGGCATAAATATTACTTTGGTATCTTTAACACCATTAACCCATTGAAAACTTCCTTGAGTTATTATATTACTATTCTTTAAATCAGCATTCCAATCTATCTGTTGATAGATCTTAGTTAGATTAAATAAAGATGATTTAGCTTCATCTCTAAAAGCGTGTTCTTCTGTTCTTGGAAATTGTCGATAAAATTCATTAAGACCGTCTTGATCTTCTTTTAAGCCATCAACTTCGTTTTGCCAATATTCTATTACACCTATTTTAATTTTTGATCCGTGAGGATCTTCAATGGGCTTTTTCGGTGTATCGAAGACAGGTAAGCCATAAGAATCAATGTATCCTTCGTAGTTCCATTCCATAGGAATGAACAAAGAATAGAGTCCTGAGCGAGTCTGTCCATTGGAGTTTCTTTTGGTAACGTCCGAGTCATTGTATAGTCTTTTAAAATTTTCACCACCTTTATCTAAAGCATTTGAGGTTGAACCCATCATGCATTTACCGATTATTTTACTACCTAATCTAAGAGTTGTTTTTGTAACCCTCCAATTGTTGAGGATGTTATTAGGTCTTTCCCATTTTCCTGATTCATCATGAACAAGAAGCTTGAGTTTTTCTCCATCATAAGAGTTATCACCTGTGTTTTTCCAGTCGATAGTGGTGTCCAAACCGGTGATTTCTTTAAGAGTTTCGTTAGAATCAAGTTTCCTTCTTGTAAATTTACTAGCGGGTACTCTATAAGCCAATTCGGTTTTAGGTCTGTCCATACCGTCTTGTATTGGTTTGAAGAAAAACGGATAATTAACGGATATTGGAACAACTTTGTCGGTGAACATTTTCTTAGCATCGGGGCCAGATTTGGACAAAATCCCAAAACGTGAGTCGGTTGATATTGTAGCCATGTCAACTGTAACTCCGGATGCCATAAACGAAAAACCTGAACGTCTATTCTTGAGATAGGACATACCGTAACACCTAAAGTCTGCAACGCAGGCTGCCCAGAATATGAAAAATTGGCGATTGGCTTCTCGAAAGTCTGGCTTCCCAACATCAATCTTGGCCCATTGCAAGTACATGTAATTAGAACCAGTAATGTAAGTAGGC